GCACTTATATTGCCTGAGGCTGTTACATTACCTATAAATTCAGTTTTACCAGTAATCGTATGTGTATCTAAAGTAGAAGAATTACCCATTTGAAAATTACCATATGCTTGTATTCCAGTAAATTCTGATATATTTGAATCTGATAGTCCTGTATTTGATCCTTGTAAATTCCCCTTTATTGTGGCACCTGACACTTTAATAGTTCCACTTGCACTAATATTACCTACTACTTCTAATTTTTCTCCAGGTGTAGTTGTCCCTATACCAACATTACCCCCACTATAAAATATTTTTCCTGAACTTCCTGAATTCCAAAAAGTGTCAGTGGATGATCCTACAGGTACTCCATTAAGGGTAAAAGCTGAAGCTTCTACTGTCCCACTTGAACTTATATTACCTGAAGCTGTTAGATCACCAACTAAATTTAAATCATCTGTAAATGAAATTCCATTTACATCTCCCCCTGTTGATTGAAAATTATCTGCAAAAATAGTTCCTGAAGCACTTATATCACCTGAGGCAGTTATATTACCCGTTATCTGAACGTCTCCTATATTATTTTCAGATAAATTTACATTTGAATCTATTAAGTCTGCATATTGTGCCTGTGAGGGTGTGTCACCTGTTTCAAAATACCCTTTTAATGTTGTTCTATTTTGCTTTGCCATTATGTTATTGTGTTATTTGATCCAACTTTTGTGTAACCTGTTCCTGTTCCCGTTTGTTTTATGACTTGTTTTCCTGTTGCTTCTCTAACTTGTTCTCTTGTCATAGGAATGCCAGTAGGTTCTATTATTAATTCATCATTAAATATTATTGTTGATTTACTGTAATATTTTTGTGGTTTTTTAGTTAATTCTTTATTAATGCTGTCTGGTACTAAATATCCTTGAAGGGTTAAACCAAAATTAGTTTTTACAATTCTATTATTTCCTTGAGCTATTTCTGTTGTGTTGCTATAAGTGTCTATTTTAGCATTAAATTTAAATTTTTCTTTATCACCCCAATATGAATCTGATGTGTAATTAATCATTTCAATTAATTTATTCATTTGAGCTACATAATCACACCAAATTATACAAGTGTAATTTAGTTTTACATAATCAGGTATTACTACCGCGTGAAATTCTCTTTGTGGTATCCTATTTTGTAATACTGAAAAGTTATCATATTGATTTCTTTTAGTATATTTTTCTTGAAAAGTATAATGTAATTGTGGACTATTACCATCTATTTTGTTTCCAAGGTCTCGTCTTTTTTCAACACTGTCCCTTTTAAACATAATAAGGGGTGTTTGAAGTTTACCTTCTTTATCTCTAAAATATCCATCACGTTGAACTCCCTTCCATCTTTCAGGTGAACCATAAATTACAGGAACAGGTGTTCTATTACCATTTATAATAACAGATGGCTTAATAACATTATTAAAATAGTACATTATGGCCTCATCATGGTCTTGTAAACCAATTGAAACATCTTGTACTGTGTCGTCTTTACGTGAAGTTATTCTACCTCTGTTTGTATTTGCTCTATTATCAGGGCTAGGAAAATCCTTAGTAGGAAATTCCATAGCATTTTGACCTGAATCTGCAAATCCTGATTTTAAGTTATTTCTTAAAAGATCATATTGGCTATTAGGTATAGGTCTTCTTGGGTTTATTTGTTTATTGTCTGCCATATTATCCTAATAAATTTGCTATTCCACCATCTAACTTTTCTGTTGTAGGATATTTTCCTCCTCTTAATGGTATTAAATTTAATTTTTCTACTCTTGAAATGTGTGTTTTAATTAAAACAGAAAAACTGTCTCCAAAATCTGTTGTTTCTGTTGATATAGCATAATCTGGATCTCTTCCCAGTACTAATTGGTTTTCTATTCTAGTGTCAACTTCGTAAAAGTTATTTTTAAAAAGTAATAAATCTCCTATTTCGGGTACTAAATTAATGTTCTTAAGTTCATCTTTTAGAAATCTAAAATCTATAACTTGGTTTACATCAGATCCAAAATCATCTGAACCCCATGATTGATCTTGTATATTAATTAAACAAGCTATTTTCATAGGTTCATAATAATTTTTACTTGAGGATTCACCATATACATTTATATTTGTTGATTCTAAAGCAAATTTATAGTAAGCAACTTCTGTTTGGATTATATCCTTTATAAGTTCACTATTTAATGTATGAAATAATGATATGTCTCTTGCTTTTCCAAATAATGCCATTATAATCGTTTTAAAGTTCCTTCTCTATATTTCATTGATTTCACTCCTTGTATTCTTATATTATCCTTATCATTTTTAGCTAAAGCATTATCTAAAAAACCTTGTAGCATTGTATTAGATTCACCTCTTGTTACAAATTTTATTCTTAACCTAATGTAATTATCCTCTCCCGATTGAGAATAATCTTCTGGTGTAATAATATTTACAATTGTTATTCCTTTTAATGCTCTAAGTTCATTTAAAGTATCAGATACAAATATTTTTGAATCAACAAATAAATTACATTCAACACTGTAAGTGTTTAAAATTTCTAATAATATGTCTTTTAATTTAATCATTAATGTATATAAATTTGATAAGGATCTGCTACTGTAAATCTTTGTTGGATTTGGGTCGCTTCATCTGTTGCTCTTGCTGATTGATTAAGTGTGGTTGTTGCTTCTAAATCTTCTCTTAATTGAGATATTAAAGCTTCTTTTTCAGTAGATGATTCATTTAATAATCTTGAATAATCTAGTGTTGTTATATCTCCTGGGATAGGTACTGATTGGTATTTACCTCTTACACTACCTAACATTTCTTTAGCTAATGCTAATGCATATTTTCTAATCCATTGTCTACCAGGTTCATTTATATATTCATATATGGGTCTTTCATAAGGAGCATTTGAAATATCTGTAATTAGGTCTTTTTGTTTTTCTTCTTCTTCACCCGTAACTCCTGTTGTAATTGAAGGGGAAACTGAACTAGCCGCCATAGTATATTCAAACCATAACTTATAATCTCTAGTGGGAATAGGAAATAGTTTTATATATTGACCTGCTGTTATTTCAAAATGATAAGTTGATTTTCTAATTGTATCATTCATTTCAATTGCTTGTAATTTTAAAGCATCAAAATACATGGGCATTAACATAAAGTTTACACCTGGGGAATAATTACCAAATCCAAATGATTGCATTAGAGATTGAATTCCTGTACCTGTACCAGCATAAGGATCAAAATATCTATTAATAGCTGCAGGTTGATAATGGTAGATTTTTTTTATTTTTATCTGTTTGTCTCCTGATTGTATTGAGGATCCTGATCTTTCAAAATTTAATCCTGAAGATCCCCCCGAAAAATTAGATGAAGTAACATTAGTTCCATTTGTTACTAATGTTATAGATGTATTACCTGTTAAACCTTCAAAAGATTGAGTTACATGTACTATTGATCCCACTGCATTAGCATTAAGTTTTTGTTCATTAAGTGTTATAACATCTGCTAAATTCTGAGCTGTTATTATATTTGTAGATCCCGTTTCAAATTGTCCTAAACTAGAACTTACAAGATAAGTAGAAGAAGAAGCATGAGCTGTGAAATCTATTGAAGCTCCTGTTACATCTATTAATGTATAAGATGAAGATACTGATGCTGTAGAATTAAATTCAATAGTAGCTGTTGCTTTTCCTGGACTACTTGATAATAAATTATATTTTTGTGTTCCTTGCTTTACATCTAAGGAAGCTAAATATAATCAGTCCCATAATAATCATCTAAATAAATTTGATTTAATGCAGAACCTGTTGCATTTCCTTTAATTCTAAATAAATTATTTACAATTTGAAAAGTATATACTTGATGGCCATATTCTGTTATTGCTTCTTCAAAAGCTGTAAAAAAATTAGTATCTTGTAATTCAATATCTACAAGAGGATACCCTAACCTTTGAGCACACCATTTAGCTACTAAGGGGGCATCTGTTTGAAAATCACTATCTGAATCGTAAAAACCAAATGCTGTTGGATTATTAGATACATCAAAAGTTGCAGTTCCTGTCCAAATGGGTATTTTTGCCATTTTAAATTAAATTAGGTTGTTCCCGTATAAATATGAAAAAACTACGAAAAATTAATGATACCCATTTAGTAATTCTAATAAATCATCTATAGCAGCATGTCTGTGACTGTCTGTTAATACAGTTTTATGAACATATTTAGAATTTATCAATTTAGCCATATCATGATATGCTGAATAGTTTTTATCTTTTAAATCTATTTGATAAGAATCTCCACAAAATATCATTTTTGACTTTTTACCTAATCTACCAATAGCCATTGCTAATTGTGAACGGGTTAAATTTTGAAATTCATCTACTATTACAACTGAATTATCAAATGTTCTTCCTCTAAAATGAGCTAATGAAACTAATTCAATTTGTTCTGACTTTTCCATGCGTTCTAACAC